CGGTCAGCATACGTATGTTTGGTCTGGTGACGGCGTTAACGCGCATTATCAGAACAACGTACTATCTCTGGGCGTCCCTATTTTGGGATACTCAGAGGCTGAACTTGAGTCAAAAGTCGCTGAAGCTAAACAACAAGCTATCGCGGCAATAAATGACTCTCCTTATGCCTTTGCGGAGGACCTAGCTGAGATTGGGGAAACCTTACGGTTTCTTAGATCTCCAGCAAAGTCCCTATATGACCTAACGCGGAATACTAATCGATCTATCGAGAAGTTGAAGCGGTTTGGTTGGGAACGTACTTACAACAAGGGCCGTAAGGCCCGAAGAGTTGCTGAGGACGTTGCCGACGCCTACCTGACCTATCGGTTTGCAGCACAACCGTTAGCAAGGTCAATAAGTGATGCTATTGATAGCTATCACGAAAAGGCGGATGAGCGAGACCAACGTAGAGAGTCTGCGCGTGGGTTTCAAGTGCTTGAAAAAGCGCAAGATCCCTCATCGGAGTCGCATGGATATGGATTCACATCCAGTTCCACTGCTGCTACGAACGTGTTGATTCGAGCGTCTATCCTATATGACAATATGGGCCATAGAGGTTTCGCATACCGTAATGGTTTGCGGGGAATCGACGTGCCAGAGACTTTATGGAATATCATTCCATTATCGTTTATGGCTGACAGGCTCTATAATGTCTCGAATGCTATTCGAGGTATTACAAACCTGTCTGATTCTCGAAATCATGTGTTGTGTGGTAGTACGACAGTCCGGTCCTCCCAGATCGGCACTCGTACTATAACTGGGAAAAATGAGTCGGGATGGGTTTACACCTTTTTCGGCGATTGGTCCCAGCTACGGAACGAATTTAGTTACGTTCGTAATCCGTGGACCCCCACGTATTCTGACACTATCCCCAGGCTTACGCCTGAGTATCTTGTTAAGGATGCAGTCCATGTCGCAGATTTGCTAGCACTTACTACTGCCTTTATCAGGCGGTGGAAGTGATGGCTCGATGCTCTAACGAGTATACGAACGCAAGTTATCTGCATAACCACTTGGCCAAATCCGGCCTACTCAACAAAGTCCCGTAAATCGGGCAGGAGACATTATGTCTTTAGCTGACGTGTCGCTCAACGCGACTTCTTCAACTACGCCTACGGGCGGAACTGCACTTGCCCTGGATTCACTGGGTCAAACTCTTGGTAAGAATCATCTGTTTTTCGCTGCCGATACGGATTTCCGTACGCGCCGCGAGATGATTTGCACCGCGAGCCAACCTCGTGTCCAGTCTAGTGCTCCTAATGGATATACCCAGGCCCGTCAGAATATCCTTCTGAAGGTACCCCTGGCTCTTGATAATGGCGCAACTACCGTTAACACGGCAAGTGTGCAATTCGCCATGGATGTGGAAACATCCGACAGCGAAAAAGATCAGGTTATTCAACTGATCATCACCGCATTGTGTGATAGCAATGTGGTGGCATTTATCAAGAATGGTTCCACTGAATAAGATCATGCTGGCTGCCGTCGTCGCGTCCCTGTTGGGATGCGGCACGGTTGCTGGTATGATCGCCCTCCGAAAGGATGGCTCAGTGGGGGTAATTATGGAAACTGAACCGTTTCCATACCGTCTCGATGGCCTTTGCGGCCTGTTGTGTGAGACAGTTATCCTATCCGAGGTGCTTTAGCACCTTTTATTGTTCCGTCTACCTAACAAAAGGAAAATTATCCAATGAAAGGTATATCGAAAGGCAACAAAGCGAAGAGAAGCAAAACACCGCTCTTTTCACCTGATAGCATCGCAAACCAGGTGCATCAGGCCGTCCAACGGGATCTGCAAAGCGTCAATCAGTTGTATGACGTTTCGCACCCTATTGGAAGACTTGCTTATGACCAATCCAGCTCACTGCTAAAAAAGTACAGTAGTGAGGTTGCTGACCAAGAGGAGCTCGACCGACGTACGTTCGCAAAGTTTTTGAACGTAAATGACCGAATGGAGAGATATCAACGCTATGATCTATATGATCGGTTGCGGGATTATCCCCATCGTGCCATTCTTCGGAAGACTCCCTTACTCGAACGAGTACTGCTCCGCGCACGAAAAAGAGTGCATGAAGTTCTTGGAAGCTTGGATGAGGATGAGTTCTTCGACCAGTGCCGTCATGGCCCTGGAACTACGGTTGGGACGTCCTATAAGGATAGCTCAATCGAAGCGAAGAATGTATTCCCCATGAGTATGACGCCTAGGGTGGCCCCTCTGATGGATCGGTACCTCTCGTGGAATTTTCAGTTCCGCGAGGCGTTGGTTAGCTTTAACCACGCACAGCCCTATACGGGCAGGTACACATTCGTTAAGGGATCCCGAGCTACAACTGTCGAAAAGAACGACCAAATCCGTCGCATGATCGCCATTGAGCCTACTGGTAATATGTTTTTCCAGCAAGGTTTGATGAACGTTATGTACGATAGGATGAGGAAGTTCAAAATAGACGTTGAGACTCTCCCAGATCAACATCGGGAGCGGGCTAGGCTGTCGTCAATCACCTCGAAAGAGGCGACGATAGACTGGTCCAGTGCTTCTGACACTGTTGGTTACGAGCTAGTACGGTGGTTGTTACCACACGACTGGTTCGCGCTGTTGGACATGGTTAGGTGTGACCATATGTCAGTAAATGACTCTTGGATACGCCTGAACATGTTCAGCACTATGGGAAACGCGGGTACATTTCCGCTGGAGACTCTCGTCTTCTGGAGTTTTGCCGCAGCAATCGTTGACATCGAGAACCAAGGAGACGAACCGCTGTCGCTTTATGCGACAGAGAAACGGTTCTACCCCGAGATATCGGTGTTTGGCGACGACTGCATTGTGCCCACTAGTTATGCG